TTTATAATAAAGTAACCACCCCGAAGAGTGGTTACTCTACTAAGGTTGTTACGAATTTAATCGTTTTTCTATATTTGCATATATTTCCATACCTTCATCAGTTTTAAACCAAGCAGCTAAAGCTGAGTATGGATGTTCATCAAATGGAACATTCATTAGTTTTCTATCATTAGATCCCCATGAAAAAGTTCTTTGATCAGAAGATAATTTTAATATCCCCATTTCAGTTGCTCTAATACCAAAGTTTCTAAGTACAACGTTTTCATCATTTACTAACTCTAAGAACAGCTCTGGATTTCTTTTAGCGTATAATAACAAATCTCTTCTAAGCTCCTTAGAACTCATGTCTGATACCTTAGAACCAACTTCAACTCGCATTATAGCTTCTGCCATATCAATATCGATGTTATTAGCCGCGTTTAATGCTTCTATTTCCATTTCTAACCAAGCTATTTGGTTTATTGCTTTTGCAACTGGTTTTTCTTCATAAAACATTTTGTTTCTATCAGGGTGATATAATGAAAGTAGTTTTTGTAAAACGGTTTTTTCTCTTTCAACGATTAACATACCATTTCTAAAAATAATATGTTCTAGTCTTTGGTCGCCTTTCATTTCATCTACAAAACAAGTTTTTTGATTTTGACAATACTTAAGTTCTCTTTCGTAACCTTTTTCTTGATCAAACCAGTGTATGTTTGCAGATCTAATAGATCTAGATAAAGGTTTTTTATTACCTTTTAATCTGTATATTCTATTTTTTAACTCCCAACCATCTTTTAAAATTGTATTTTTCTTCTCAACTCTTTTTGGTTTTTCTACAACTGTTGTAGCTTCAACTACGTTTTCAACTTTTGGTTGTTCTACAACCGGTGGAGTTGTTTCCACCTCTGTTTTTGTTTCTTTTTTCTTTGTCATAATATAATATATAATAAAATTAATAAAAATAAAAGGGAGTGGAGACTAAGCTCCACCCTCTTTTAAAGTAATAAATGCTTACTTCATTAACATGAAGTTGTTAGCACCTTGTGTAACTAAACATCTTTCAGATAAATAGTGAACTTGCATTGCATCTAAAGCAGATGTAGCAGCTCCAACTGAACCTGTAACCCAAGTTTTTAATCTTCTGTCATCAGTTTGAGAAGCTCTATATCTAACGTGTAAGAAAGGTCTCTTAAGGTTTTTACCTAAGCTTTGATCGTAAACTGAAGATACACCAGCTGGAACAATAACACCACGAATAGCAGCACTAGTTGCTCTAGAGTTTATTCCACCTCTTGTAGCTTTATCATTTAAGTATCTCATATCAGACTTATAAAAATCGTAAGATCCACGTCTGAAACCAGAGAAACCTAAATTTAATGCCATATCTTCAGAGTTGTTAAATACTCCGTAAGAAGTACCACCAGCTCCGTAAGAATTCATTGAAGCTAACATGTCATCAATAGCTAAAGACGTAGCTCTATTTACAAACATCATGTTTTCTTCAATAGCACCTTGGTTATCAAACTCAGCTAATATAGCGTCAAACTCAGCTAAATCAGTAGCAGCGTTAACACCAGTAACACCAGAAGTTAAATTACCTCTAGATTCAATAGCAGCAAATAAACCTTCAGTACCAGAACCGTTAGCACCAGAATCAGCAGCGCCTCTAGTCTGACCATCAGCACCAAAGCCAATAGCAGAATCAGCAGCTGTTTTTTCAGCTTCTAGCATACTCATTTCTAAGTAATCAGTAAATCTAGCTCTAGTTTCACCTTCAGCTTTTAAATACCATAAGTATCCACTTGTACCATCTTCTACAGTTACTTCAATCCAACCAATTTGAGAAGCGTCAGATCCAGAAACTTCGTAGTAATCTTTCATAATAATTGGTTTATTATTATAAGACTTAAACGTTGGAGTGTTAGCACCTCTTGAATCAGATTTATAAGTACCAGTTTCATCAGAATAAGACATTCCTTTACCGTACTCAGAACCAATAACCAATACAGTACATGTACCATCGCCTAGTTCATCATCTGCGATATCATTAGCGTAAGGCTCAATTGAAACAACGTTTGAATCTGGAGTTTCAACAGCTAGTGCTTTAATTACAACACCAGCTTGTGCTATTAATAACATGTCATTAACTCTAATGCCGTGTTTTCTAGCTGATGTAGAATCAGAACCCATTTCTGTATTTCCATCAATATCAGAAGTAATTGCTATAGTACCGTTAGTATCACCAGTCGCGTCTAAAGTCGCTACGTATGATAAATGTAATCTTGATTGTTCAGACCAAACAACTTGATCAGCTGTCATAGCCTCTTCAGCTCCAACTTGCGAAAGAAATCCTGAGATTGTTCTGTTTCCAAAAACCTCAGCTTCTTTCTCCATTAGATCTGGAACGTATTGTTGCGCCCAACCTTGTCCAGTTGTTGACGCAAGATCTAGATAATTTGAATTTAACGTTTGCTTCTGTGAAGCTGGAACTTTATTCAAACTATCTCCTGCAGTAATTGCCATAATTTTAAATTTTTAATTGTTATTTATTGTTTTTAATTTTAAACTTAAAATCAGAAGAATCATTACCTAATACTCTTACTTTTACTCCACCAGCATCTATTGTTTTTTGAGATTGTCGTGGGTCCATATTTACGTTTTTAGATTTAGCAATACTTTCTTTTAAAGCATCAGCTTTTCCTTGTTCGTAAAAATGTTGAGCTATAGTATCAGCGTTCATTGCTGTATAAAGTGATTTGTGATAACCTTTAGCGTCTTCCATTGTACCATCTTTGTTTAGAAACTTTCTAACAAAGTTGTTAATGTCACTTTGTGTATCTTTAACACCTTTAGCATCTTTAACATTAAATCTAAATTTTTTATCTCCTACATTGTATTCGAAACCTTTAAACTTATTGTTAAACAAACTTTCTGTCTTTTTATTAAAAACAGAAACTGTGTTTTGAACTTTTTTATTGTTCTCTTCTGACTCCTTGTTGTATCTATTAAAAAAATCTACAGCTTTTTGTTGTTCGGAAGTCAACTTGCTCCCAGCTTTAATTTCTTCATAGTGTTTAGACTTTTGCCCGTCTAAGTAGGTCCTAGCATTAGCAACTTGCTCTTTTAACGCTAGTTTTTTTCTTTTAATATCTCTTTCTTCGTCGACTTCTTCGTCGTAAGAAAAAGAATCTTCCATAAGGAAGTTTATTTCTTCGTTAGTTAAATGCGGTTTTGTTTGTTTGTAATATTCATATAGAACATCATTGTCATTTAACTTGCTAATATCTTGATTTAACCTTACGTAGTCTTCTAAATCACCACCAGTTTCTTCCATAAAATCCATAAGTTTTTGGATGTTTTCTGGAACTGCTTTACCTGTTTCTTGAGATTCAGCTACAGCTTCTTCTATCTTTTCTTCTAGTTCTTCAACTTTTTCATCTACTTTTTCATCTGTAATTTCTTCTAAAGCTACTTCTTCTTTTTCTTCAGTAGGTTCTTCAATTTTTTCTTCTACAATTTCTTCAACTACTTTTTCGCTAGTTTCGGATTTGTCGCTTGCAGAAATTTCATCTGTGTCTTGCTCTGAAACGGTGTCTTCTTTTGTTTTTGGTGTTTTACTTAAGTCTACTTTAATGACACTATCGTCATCTTTACTTTTAAATTTACTTAGATCAACCTTTGTAACTTCTTCTTTAGGTTGTTCTTGTTTTGTAGTTTCTTCAACTACGTTTTCTTTGTTTTCTTCCATAATATAATATAATAATAGTTAATAAATTTTTATTTAGGCTCAAAAGCCTCTAAATCAAAACCGCCACCTATTATATCATTACCTGCTGATTCAAAGCTTTTAGGTGGTTTACCTGTTTTTCTTTGATCAATAAGCTCTGATTGTTGTGAGGCTTGGATCTTTGTTCTTTCATCTTTTCTATCTTCCTTTTGTTTTTCTCTATCTTTCACACCATCAACTTCAATTCCTTTAAGTTGCATGTTATAATTAAATTCTAATTCCATTAATTGTTTTTTAGCTTCAACTTCTTGTTGCATTTTTTCCATATCAATCTGAGCTTGTATTTGTGCTAGTTGAGCTTTAGATTGAGTTAAAGCTTGGTTTTTTTGCATTTCAGCTTGAGCAGCTTGTTGAGCCGCTTGTGTGTTAGCTTGAGACTGTGCTTGTATGTTTTCCATTTGCATCTTTCTATCAGCCTCTTGTTTTTTCTTTCTTCTTATTTTTAAAAGTTGATTTGCTAGTTTAATATTTTTTATTTCTCTAACATCTATAGCATCTTCTAATTCTATATTTTTTTGTTGTAAAGCCATTTGAATATTATTTTCAAGCATTGCTTTTTCTTCTTCATCTGGTTGAAGTTCTATAAATATACCAAAATCATATAAATGTAGTTCTGACATTTCTTCTAATGTAGCCACATTATGTGAACCTATAGCTTGAATAAAAGCATCTTTAGTAGGAGAATATTCTAAAACATCAGATATTCTTAATGATAAACACTCTGCTGTTTCAGCTGTTAAATATAAACCAGCTTGCAGCATATGTCTTGTAGCTGTGTTTGAATTTGCTGCTGCTAGTTTTTGCACTCCAACTAACGCATTTTTATCTGGTGTACTACCATCTCTAGCTTCATTTAAACCGGTAGTATCTCTTATCATTTGCATGTAGTAATTATATGTACCAATTAAAGCTTGTAGTTTATTACCACCAGACCCAGATGTGATTTCTTGAATAGGTACTTTACCAGGGTTCATATCACCTTCAGAAGTAAACGATCTACCTATTACGGATCCAGTTTGGAAAAACATGTTTAAAGCTTCTTGTGGATTATAATTTGTACCATTACCTAAGTCTATTTCCGCTAAACCATCAGCATCTAAATAAACACCATCTGGCACCATACGCGCCATAACTTGTTGAAGTTTTAAATGTGTTAACTGTATCATATCAGCAAAACCAGTTATTCTTCTTACTAAAGATTCTATTTTACCGTTGTATATACGCGGTGCGACAATAGCGTAATTCATTTTAACTTTTGTAAAATCACTTTTAGGACGCATCATATTTGAAGCCATCTCCCATTTAAGTAATTTATCTGTACCAAGTATCATAGCTCCATCATATAATACCTCTATATTTCTTTGTAGCTTTGAATAACCACCTTCTTTGTTTTCTGGTGGATTAAATGAGTCATCTTTTTCTATGGCTTTTTCAGCTCCAGTTGAAGTTTCTTTTAACTTATAAACCTCGTTCATGTAGGTTTTATAATTAAAATATAAAACTTGTATCTTATTGTTATCTTCTTTATCAGAGTTGTATTTACTTCTATTACTGTTTTTTTGATAAGATTTGTTTTTCATAATATCCTCAAGATCACTTTCTGTTAAATGAGGAAACTCTTTCGCTAATTCGTTAACTGGTATTGATTTAACTTCACCAACATAATATATGTCTTCAAAATAAGGAGAGTCGCTGTAAGAATAAACTAAGTTAGCTGGGTCTACGTAATTAATAGTAACACCTTCAGAAGTGTTAAAACTTGTTTTGACACAACCTATACCTAAAACAGCTAAGTCGTAATAAAATCTTTTTTGAATTAAATCGTATTTATTACCCTGCATTAAAACATTTATAGCTTGCTCTTCTGCTAACTCAACAGCTTGTTTGTAGTTTAATTGCATGTGTATACCTAGCTCTTCAACGTTTGTTGGTAATTCTTCTATAGTACTTTCTCTAGTATTTACACCAAACTCTTCATCCATCGCAACATCAAACTCTTTAGTTTTCATATCATCTAAAATATCTTGCATGTATTTTGTTCTTTTGTCAACACCATTTGGAGATTGAGAAAAGGCTTTAATGTCATAAGTTCTTTGTGACATTCCGTTAACTAATATATCTACGAATTTTGGGATTATTGGGACTGGAGTCCAGTCTAAGTTGAGATAAGATAAATCACCATTGATAGATAACTCATCTTTGTATTTTTGAATTGATTGTTCGCCTCTAGCGTATAATCTTAAATTATGGAAATTATTGTAATTGTTTCTATATCTATTATTATTTCTGTCGTCATTAAACCACTCTGTTTCTATAGCTTTACCTACTTTTAAACCGTAATCATAGCTTAGCTTTTCAGCATCGCTAACGGCTTGACTTGGAAAATAACTTTTAATGCCAGAATATGCCATATTTATTATTTAATTATTTGTGATGTATTGCCTGAGTTTTTATACTTTGCAATACTTATGTTTAACTTAGGTTTTTTAATTTTAGCGTTAGGTCTATACAAGTGTCTATTGTTAGCCATTACTGCTAAACCAGAACTTATTGTTGCGTCAAACTTTGTTCTTTTATTTATATCAAACTTAGCCCAGTCATTTAGTAAACTATTAAAATATAAATCACCAAACGTACCATCTTGTTTCATACCAACGTGATCTTGAATATACATTTCAATAGCGGCAGCGTGAGCTTGTTTTATGTCTTCACTAGTGTTAGGTATTCCTCCAACTTCTTTTTCTGCAACAGATAATTTATTCCATATTTTATCTGGACGATTCATACTAAAACCTCTATAACCTCTTCTTCTAAGATAATAAAGTAATCTAGGTTTATTGTTCTCTGCGAGTATTGGCATACCGTAAAATACTAATGCCATTAAAACATCTTCAAAGAATATTTCAGCCGTAGGTGGTCTTGACAAGTACTCTAAAAAAAAGCTATTTGCTGGAGCGTCCTCCATGCTAAACTTAGTAAGTCCGTGTAATGCTCCTTTAGAGCCTTGACCATCTACGGTGCCTGATATATCATATGAATCACAGCCAAAGGCTCCCATATGTTCGTTACCAGGATATTTTATACCGTTTTTTAATACAACTCTGTTTTGTAATTCTTGCTTTGGAACCCAACTAACTTTAAATCTACCTTTTGGATCTGGATAAAAAATTACTTGTGAATCTTTTACACCGTTAACCCATTGAAAATTACCAGTTGTAATACCAAGAGTTCTAGCCATTTCTTCGTTGTAATCTATCTGCTCGTATATTTTTACTAAATTAAATATACTGTTTTTTGTTTCATCTCTAAACGCGTGTTCTTCAGTTCTTGGAAACTGTCTATAAAACTCGTTTAAAGCATCTTGATCTCCTTTTAAACCTTCTGCTTCGTTTTGCCAATGATCTACAACTCCTACGTCTATTAATTCTCCATCTGGGGCGAACACGTCTGAGCTAGGAGTAATAAAGACAGGAAGTCCGTGCTCGTCAATAAATCCCTCATAGTTCCATTCCATTGGGATAAACAAAGAATATAGACCAGATTTTGTCTGACCATTTCTATTTCTTTTAGTGACATCTGATGCTGTATATAATTTTTTGAAGTTTTCTCCACCCTTATCTAATGAATTTGAAGTAGAGCCCATCAAACATTTACCAATAATCCTACTACCTAATCGTAAACATGTTTTTGTAACTCTCCAGTTATTTAATATATTATCAGGTCTTTCCCATTTACCGCTTTCATCATGTACTAATAGCGCTAGTTTTTCACCATCATAACTATTATCACCTGTGTTTTTCCAGTCTATAGTTGTATCTAAACCTGCTAGCTCTTCAAGCTTTTCACCACTTGTTATTTTTTTTCTAGTAAATTTACTAGCTGGTACTCTGTAGGCTAGTTCTGTTTTAGGACGGTCCATACCGTCTTGTATTGGTTTAAAGAAAAATGGGTAGTTAATGCTAATTGGTACGACTTTATCTGTAAACATTTTTTTTGCATCAGCACCTGTTTTAGAAAGTATCCCATATCTACTATCACTCGCTAAAGTGGCTAAGTTAACTGTTTCTGCTGATGACATAAAAGAAAAACCGGAACGTCTATTTTTTAAATAACACATACCGTAGCATCTTTTATCAGCTTTACAAGCTTCCCAAAATATATAAAATAACCTATTAGCTTCTCTAAAGTCAGGCGCACCTACATCTATTTTGCTCCATTGAAGATACATATAATGAGTACCTACTATATATGTTGGCTTACTATTATTTACAAACCAAAAACCTTCATCTCTTCTTTTAAACTCTTCGTCTATATAATCAAACCACTGATCTTTAGCCTCGTCTGGATAAGACCTCCAGTCAAATATATTTTTAAGTCTTGTTAGCTCTTTTGGTTGATTAAATTTTACCCACTTGTTTAGCTCATGTTTGAACACTTGCCTTGGCACTTTTGGCAACGCAATTCGCAAATTTTGGATTTCATATATTTCACCAATTTGACCAGTTTTTGATATAACGATAACATCATGTTCTTTATTGTATCCATATTTCCATTTTTTACTTTTATTAAGTCTACTTATAGTAGTCTTTTTTATAGGTTCTATTATTTTAATTAAACTTTGCTCGTATTTCATTTTGATCTTCCCTCTGCAAATCCTTTAAACACCCTTTGTTTTTTTTCTTCAGGATCTTTACCATCAAGTATATTTTCTTCCTCTTGGATTCTGTTTAATATTTCAAACGCATCAAATATAGCTAGCTTTTTAGTAGCTGCTGCATTTTTTAATCTGTCAGCTGATATATCGTCATCACTATCTACAATTGCTTCTTTAGCTACTTTAATTAGTTCTTCAACTGCTTTGTGCCCAGCTTGGATTATACGTTTCTTCGTTTCCTTGATATTCATATTTGATTGTAATAAAATTAGATAAAACTCGGTATAGTCTTTCATTGTCAACAATAAACTCGTATTCACTGCTTGGTCTAAAGCCAACTAAATCATTAACTTCAACCGTACCGTCCGAATACTTAACTACACCTTGTAAAGGTTTTTCAGATTTAATATTAAATTGATCTACAGCTTTTAAAGGCTTAACAAAACAATAACCTTTTGGAGCAATCCACTCTTTGTTTCTTTTGTATAAAAAAATTTGATCATTGTTTATAAGGTAAGTAGACTCATTAAAATAAGCTCTGCTGTTTTTTTCTACACCTTTTATATTATGCCATCTACGAAAAACATTGTGATGTACTATGACAGTATCACCTGGTTTTATATCTGTATCACCTACTATTGGGGTTGATATAACAATAGCCTCTCTATTAACATATTGATGATTGAAAATTTCAGTATTAAGTATTAACTCTGAGTCTCCAATTTTTTTAGTATTGTTATATCTTTGCCCTTTTGGTGTTACAACAAAGTTGTAAACACTCTTCATTAGTATTCTAAATTATACTCTACAGATACAGCCATGTTTTTGTTAAAGTCTTTCCAAGGCAATACATCTTTATTTTTTTTAATATAAATAGAAAACTTATCGTCTTCTTCTATTATATCGCAAATAGTATGCCCACCATAAACCTCTTGCCCAACAGCATAATGCATAGCGTCGTTTTTATAGTCTTTACCTACACTAATCTTCCTTATTAACTTCGCCATTTTCTTTTTGATAATTTATAGTACCATCTTGAATATTAATATCAGCAGTACCGTACTCTTTTTCAAACTCTTCTTGTTTTTTAGATAAAGTTTCTTGATGCCCAGCAACTATGTGTAATAAGTGGTGTTTTTTCGTTTCTAAAATACCCATATCCATTTGAGCTCTATTTATACTATTAACAACATCTTGTATTTCTTTTAGTTGCTCTTCTGAAATTTTTTCAGGTTTTAAGTCTACGATTTCTTCTTTTTTTGTTTTTGTTTTTGCCATAATTATTTAATTTAAGTTAATTTATTTATTTATTTTATTGTTCAAATCCTAATTTTATCCTAACGGGTGATGTGGTTAAAATTTCATCATCATCTAATAACGCCGCTTCACATAAATCCACGGTTATAGACGTTGTTGTTAAAGCTGTAATTGTACCAATAGCGGCTAAATCCATAGCTTGCACAACATCACCAACTTCAAATACTTTCGTTGCATGAGCACCGTCAACAGTTAAAGTTGTTTCTGTAGTTGTTGCTGCTTGATCACTTCCTTGATTTAACAATACGTTTGTAGAGAAATTTAAAGCCCCCATTGTGATACCAGCAACATATATTCTATCATACCCAGCATTAGTGTCACTTTTAGGATCACCGTTAACAATTACTGTTCCTAAAGTATTTAAAGTACCTGAAGTACTATTTATACTCGTCGAATAAAAACTATTGAACGGAAATAAATCAGTTGCTGCTTGAGCTGCCTCAATAGTTATTACGCCAAGCATGTTTTTTCTATGACCAGTTCCTGTAACAGCGCCATTTGGAGTTCCAAGAGAAGTAGGTGCAACACCATTAATTGATTTAGCAAACCATAGTTGAAAATCAACTTCAGCCTGTCTAGCACCATGAGTACCTTGAACCAACATAGAGGCATTTACTAGTTTATGTGTTCCTTTTGGAATGTCTATAGCTGTCCAATCAAAAACAATATCTTTATCTTGAAACGCTAAATCTCCCGAACTTGTTCCTATTTGATTTGTTACGGGTGTTAAAGTTCTCACCCATCCTGTGTCAAAATATTTTCCCATAATTTTATTTTTTTACTTTTTCAAATGATCGACCACCAAAATAAGCACCGATCACGGTTATTAATACTAATTGAAGTAAATCAACCCATGATGATTTAACTTCAAACTTTAATGCACCCGCGTCTATAAATATTAACAGCATAGTACACACTATTAAAAATATTAAAGTCATGGGCCTAACATTTTTACTAAGCCATGAATCTGATTTTAAATCTGCTTCCCAACGAGATGTAATGTTCTTTTCCATTTCAATCTCATAGTTAGCTATTAATTCTTTTACTTTTCTCTCTGCTTCTAGCTTTTCTTCTTTTGATGTAGTTAAATTATCTATAACTCCACCTACGTTCTTCACTAAGTCTCCAGCTCCAGCAGAAAATATTTTATTTAATATACTCATTTAATTTTATTTTTTAGCGAACTTTTCTAATCCGCTTATACCAAAACACCCTAGCACAACAAACACAAAAGAATCGTATACAAATTCATTAATTACTAGATCTTTACCAATATAACCAGTAACTAGATCCATTATCATTATTACACACATTATTGCAAATGCAATAAATCCTACTATAGATTTTTCGTTCCAGTCGTTATTATCTTTAAATATGTTCATGACCATTGCTAATATTTGCTTCTTTTTCCCAAGGAAAATCATCATCTCCTGCAGGTTTCCATTTACCGTCTACCAATATAGAATCAACACCATTTACGTCTTTTCTTAAAAACATATCGCCGTTATATAACACATAGTCATCTGTGTAAGCTAGTCTACCGATTTTCATATCAGTAGCATGTTTCATTTCGTGATTTACAACCTGTCTTTCTTCAAAACTACCTGGTTCTATTTTATTACTAATGTATATACTACCGTCCATGTTAGCTTCACCAAGTATTCCTTCTGCTAAAGGTTTTCTAATAACAGGTGTTCCAGGTACAGACGCATTACCACCAGCTTCTTGACCAAAACGCATTTTAGTTTTAATCTCACCTCTTGTAGCTTCTAAACCTCTATTTGTACCTAGTTTAAATCCCATTTTAAAATGTTTTTTTTGTTTTGTGTTTTGATTGAAATTTTGGATCTTCTGTATAATTTTTTTGACTTCTACCATGACTAACAATGTTGTCTAATAAAGGATCTAGAGGTTTAATTATTGTGCGGTCACTAGCAGCTTTTTTCATCATATTACCAATACGTTTAGCACCGTTTGTTTTCATTGGTGACTTCATTTTAAATGGAGTTTTATTTGTTTTTATTTTCATCTATCTTTATCTTTAATCATATCATCTATAGCTTTATTGTAAACTTTGTCTGTATATGATTTGTTATTAAAAAATATACTACGATCAGATGTTGGTAAGTCTTCTTCACCTAAAAGTATTCTGTATATTCTACTTATCATTTGAGAGCATTTAAAAGAGGTTTTAAACACAGAGTACATAATAGTAGTTCTATTACGGTGTCTCCAAGTTTCTATCCAACCTGCTTTTCTAAGCCTCTCCCATCTTGCTTTATCCCACGAGTACGTGTAAACTCCGTTGATAAAATCGTTTCGTGTAAATCTTCCTTTACAATCTAAATAAATTAATAATTCTAAGTCTGCGTCTTTTAACCCGTAAGTTTTACAGACCCACTTTCTAGTGAGCCTGTAATACTTAAGGATATTTAATTCACGCAAATCTTGCGCGGTTAATCTCATTTAAGATTAAGCTATACTATCAATTCCCGTCATTTGAGAACTAATATACGTACCAGCTACGTCATCAGCTATTACAATCACACCATCTGAATGTACAGGGCCTCCAATTGCTTCAGCCACATCTTTAATAGCTTGAAATTCATCAGAAGTACTTACAGTAACAGTTGTAAAACTTGAAGTTGCGTCGAATGTAAAAACTACATCACCATTTACACCTTCAATATCTTTCAATCTATTTAAAGGATAAGCCATACAATCATTAGCTGCATTTTGAAATAATAAATATTTTGTTTTCATTTTTTATTTATTTTAATATGTTAATAATTAGGCTATTGTACTGCAACCAGTAATTTCGTCTACAATTGTTACCGTAGCGGTAGCAGCAGCTGCGTCAGCTAATACCAAAACGTTCTTTTGCGTATTTCTGCATGCGTTATTAAAAGCTCTACATAAAGCTTTTAAAGCTGCAAACTCATCAGCGCCAGTAGTTAAAGTTACAGCTGCAACATTTGCTGAAGAATCAAAGTTTAATACTAAACTACCAGTTCCTCCATTAATGTCCTTTAATTTACTTAAAGTGTTTAAACAAGAATCATTGTCAGCAACCTGTGCTACTAACATAATTTCATCTGCTCTAGTCATAATTTTTTTATTTTTGATTAATAATTCGTTTTAATTTTTAAGTTTAAGGTTTAAGGATTATGGTTTAGGTTTAATCAATTAATACTACGTTACCAAAAAGATAACGTAGTATTAATTTAATTTGTTAAGCTATTATATGTTACTAAATATAGCTGCTCCAGTACCATCAGCATCTGCTGAAGCTACGTGACCAGATACCATAAATCTATTTGTTTCAACATATACAATGTCAACGTAAGATCCTTGTTTTGCTTGGTTGTCATCTAAGTTAGTGTCAAGCGCTATTTGACTGTCGTCAGCAGCAGCTGCAGCGTAACCTTGAAAAACATTTGCTGTAGCATCAGCAATTATTTGATAGTTAACTCCTCCATCAAACATTTGATTTGTCGTGTCTGAACACTTAATAAGATAAGCGTTATCATTATCTAGATTCATTAAGAATCTACAATGCCAGCCAAATTCAATATCAGCGTCAGCAGGCAACGTAATTGCCATAGCCGATGCACTTTGAAGTACAAACGTTTTGCCAGAATCACTAGCTAAACATTGATAAGCAGAAACACCTGAATCTAATGTGTGAACGTTCTCTCTTGTGTTAAAAAATACTCTTCCCATTTTTAATTGTTTTTTTAGTTAATAATTGTTTT